CTAAACCAAACCATTTAAAGGGTTAAACCGCACTGCATCCTGCAAGTAATCCGGTGCAAGATGCGCATAAGTCATGGTTTGCAAAATATTGGAGTGACCGAGTATCTTTTGCAGCGTCAAAATATTGCCGCCGTTCATCATAAAATGGCTTGCAAAGGTATGCCGTAATGCATGGATTGCCTGACCTTTTGGCAAATCAGGTGCAACCTCTTTAAGCAACTGTCGCACCAGCAAATAATCAACATCTGGGAATACCTTTCCGTTTCCTTTTGCTTTTAGTTCTTTAAACAATTCCGCTGAAATCGGAACTGTTCTATTCTTGCTATTCTTAGTATTAACAAAAGTCACACGTTGCTGGATAACATCATTTTGGGTCAGCTTAACCACCTCGCCCCACCTTGCGCCGGTCGATAAACACAGTTTTGCGGCCAGTTGTTCTTTACCCGTCAGTGACTCAAGTAAGGCATTAATCTCATCTGTAGATAAAAAGCCCATTTCGCGCGCATGAATGCGCATCAAATTAATGCCAATAATGGGGTGTTCGTTGTGATAGTTACCGTTGTCAATTAACACAGTGAACAGCGACGACAAAGCCCCCTGTTCGCGGTTAACTGTCGCCGGTTTTATTCCATTTTCAATACGCGCAGCTCGGTAATCAGCAAAGCTGGCACGGTTAACTTGTGATGCTTTGGGAAACCCCATTGCTTCATCAATGCGCTCTAATTTTTGTAATATGCTTTTACCCGCTTTCATCGACTGGCCTTGGTATTTCCACCACAGCTCTATTAACTCAGTCAGAGGCCGATTATCTGCTGGTTTTTCCAGCCAATCTTTATCGTTTTGGGTAGCAATAGCCCAGCGTTCAAATTGCTGCGCCTCAGACTTGGTTTTAAACTTCTTCCTGATCCGCTTCCCTTCACGACCCTGCGGCCGCACATCGACCATATAGCCTTCAGCGCCAAGTGACTTAATGCTCATCGAAGAAGTTCCTTTCGTAGCAAATCCCGCCTTTACCCCAAAAATTCTTTATTTTGTAGGCAATTAACCAACCTTCTGGTCTTTTTGGTTCGCAGATGTGCTTTCTGGCCCATCAGGGGAGAGATCAGGTGAGATCTGGCCGATTTCTGGCGCAACATCCCCTGTCATTAGCCACATCGTATATTTCTTAAACTGTGGATGTTTGGTGATTTTCATCAGAGTTCCGCCACCCGGTTCTAACAATCCAGTTTCATATTTCTTAACGGTACTAATTGATATCCCTGTCGCCTCGCAAAATTGAACTTGGCTTAGTTGCTCAACTTTGCGGATAGCTTTTACTTTTTCACCCAGATCACTTGACATGGTTCACTCCAATGAACTATCTTCTGAATGGTTCACTTTAATGAACCTAATTTTACGTTAAACTGCGTGATTATAGAGGGTAGCACTTATGCCAAAGAAACAGAACAGAAGCGTCAATACGTCAATTATCAGGGAGTTGCCGCCTGATTATCCCTTTGGCAACAAGCTATCCGAGTCGATCGCTGACTATGCAAAGCGCCAAGGTATCAATCAGGACACAATCCGCACTCAGGCTGATACAGGACGTCTACCTATCATCCAGCAAAAGAAAGGCGCAAAGCGTGAGGTGAATCTGTACGCGATTTACTTAAACGCCCGTTATAAGGCTGAGCGCTATGTGGAGATGATGAATTGATTAGCCAACTGCAACTATCCGCTGCTGCGCGCCAATTAGTTTATAGCCCACGTAATGCGCTGGTAAAAGTCAGCGAACACACCAGCGTTTATCGTGGATTCTCTATTACCCGATTGAAACGTAACAAAATAAACCTGCTGACTCGCTATCAGGTGAGCCAAGGCAATCAGTCTTACGGTAAGTTTGATGCTCAGGCACAGGCCACTGCTTATATTGATCAACTGCATCAGATGAGGAATGCGTCATGACTCAAGCCCCACAGTGCCCATCTCTTGCCGCATTATTGGTGAACGGCCAGCAAGTTACGCATCACCGTCACCAACGCGGTTGGTTAGAAACGCCAGACGGTCGACACTTTCAACCGAAAACTAGCGAAGTACAGTTTATCCCCGGACTCCGAACACCTTATATGGCAAAACCCAGAGCACCTCGTCGCTGGTTCGCTCGCCTTATGGGGATATTCGCTTAACTCATCTTTGCGGAGGTATTGCTATGCAAAAGTCTGCAAGAGCAATTGAACTCACAGCGGAGCAAATAAAAACCGGCCTTATTCAGACAGCTAATGTCCGGCTAATGCTTAACAAGGCATTAAGGAGAACGAATAGAGTTGCCGCATTTTTATCAGGTGTGTCATTTCGCCACAGAGGATTGATCTACTTCACTGCTGGACTGCACCGGGATAAGCATAAATTGAAGTTTCACGAATTAGATAAATCAGACCGATTAGGGGTGATTAAGGCCATGAGAGAATTATCCGAATTAACGGCCTCATTTCCTAAAGAACTACCCGATGCTGACGCTGTAATCAATCAAGACCAGTAATTAACCACCCGAAAGCCACAGGCGTTTTATATCGCGCCGGGATTCTTATTGTCTGAAAACAAGGAATAGCAAAATGATGAATCGCAGACTTGCCGCAATATCCACTTCAACTGAAGCCATGCACCAATATTTAAATAGCGCCCGAATGGAGGAACGAAAAGCCTTTGCGCTTAATTTGTCAGAAAAGTTAACGGCCCTTTCAGATCATATTTCCCAACGTGACCTTAACAGCATTGAAGCTATTGAATTAATTCGCCAAGTTGCTGACAACCTCAAAGCCATTTCTGAGGGCCAACACTGATGCCTGATTTAATCGATCTCGTCCAAGAACGGCAAGAGATGGTATTAGCCGCTCAGATCGCCAATGCTCGCAGTAAGCCAACTGCACCATCTGCTTTTATCTGTGAATCCTGCGAGGCTGCAATTCCAGAGCAACGGCGCGTTACCGTGCCGGGAGTGGTTTTTTGTGTTACTTGCCAGCAAATACATGAAGAGAAAAAGAAACACTATCGGGGTGCTTTATGAATCGCTCCCCATTGAAATGGGCCGGTTCAAAGGCTCGTATCATGCCAATCTTGCGCCAACACTTACCAACAGGTAAACGGCTGGTAGAGCCGTTCGCGGGTTCTTGTTCAGTGATGTTAAATACTGATTATGATGAATATCTGATAACGGATATCAATGATGATCTGATTAACTTCTATGAAGTCGCCAAAAGAGAAACGAGCGACTTAATCAATGTGGCTTCCGCACTGTTTCTTACGGCTAACTCCCACGAACAGTATTATATTTTCCGCAAAATATTTAATGCGCGAAACCGCGATGATATATCCAGAGCGGCAATCTTCCTTTATCTAAATCGTCACTGCTTTAATGGTATTTGTCGCTATAACCAACAAGGGCAATTTAACGTCCCCTATGGCAAATACAAAGCGCCCTATTTCCCCGAAGCCGAGATCCGCTTCTTTGCTGAAAAAGCCAAGAAAGTGACCTTCTTATGTTGCGATTTTACCGAAGCGCTGGATATGGCTGTTGCAGGCGATGTGATTTATTGCGATCCACCTTATATCCCAGTCTCCAGCACCGCTGACTTTACCAAATACCACACCGATGGTTTCAGCGCTGATCAGCAATTCCGGTTAGCCCGACTACTGGCAAGGGCCGCTGAAAATGGTTGTCATGTTGTTGCGTCTAATAGCGATACTCCTATCGCCCGTGATCTTTATAGCCGTTTCACTCTTCACTCGATTACGGCTCCGCGCTCTATAAGTTGTAAAGGGGAAGGTAGAAAAAGTACCGGGGAAATCATCGCGACTCTTAGGCGCAATGAATGACCAACCATTCACGCGGTCGCAGTACCCCAAACCCGCCTAAACCTTACCCCGGTAACTCTGAAACGTTTACCGGGGCTTACTCATGGAATGCGCCGCGACCAGCGATTGCTACTGCTGCCGGTGAGAAACCGACAAGTGAGGATCTATTCAGTCGTTTTTCACAAATCAATGAACCCATTCCCCGTGCGCGGCGTGTTATGCGCCGCCTTGAATCACTGCCTCACTATATCCGCCGCTACTACACCCAACGAGTGGAGAACATCAAACAAAACAGTGGAGCCAAACGAGCCAATAACTACTTAATCAACTCAATCGAAAAGTACCTATTGCCGCGTGTGGACTGCGTAACAGAGCAATATCAGATTGATATTCGATCCCATGTGTTACTCCCTTTCTACGATGATTTTCGCCGTATTCCTTACTACGGCAAGCGTGAGATCAAAAGGCTGGCCTATCGCCTATCAGATTGTATGACTGGCGAATTTATCCGCGAATATGATAATCAAATGGGATTACCTGATGGTGATATTGAAACCGCGATTGTATCCGGTTATGGCTATATCGGTTTTTTAACTCGTCAGCTAAATACCAGCGCACCGGGCTGGGGATTATACGAAAGCCAAACCATGACAGCGGACGAAGCATTGCGCGCCACTGCCCGTATTGAGTCCCCTTCATGGTGGTTGCGCCGTCTGAAGCATATCCATGATCAGTGGCGTGAACACCTGATGATTGCGGCGGGTTATGTGCACGCCAAATCAGCGCCCTATTGCAGTGATCCCGCCCTCAAAGAGTGGCAAGCACAGAAGAACTCCAACCGTGAATTCCTTCAGGCGTTTGAGCTGGAAGATGAAGAAGGGAACCGAATTTCACTGGTTGATAAATACGATGGCAGTATTGCCAATCCCGCGATCCGCCGCTGCGAATTAATGACCAGAATGCGCGGTTTTGAGGACATCGCGGAACAAGAGAATTTAGCCGGTGATTTTTACACCTTAACCGCGCCGTCGAAATTCCATTCCATGCACAACAGTGGCAAACGTAATCACAAATGGCGTGGTGCCAGCCCACGGCATACGCAGAAGTACTTATGTCGCATCTGGTCACAGGTTCGTGCCGCGTGGAAACGTGCCGGTATCCGGGTATTTGGTTTCCGTGTGGCAGAACCTCACCATGACGAAACACCCCACTGGCATATGCTGTTGTTTATGTTGCCCACCGATATCGAACTGGCCCGTGATATTTTTTGCACCTATGCCCGCTGGGAAGACTCGGAAGAACTGCAATCACAAGACGCGCTTAAAGCCCGTTTCCATGTCGTACCCATTGATAAAGAACTGGGTAGTGCCACCGGCTACATTGCCAAATATATATCAAAGAATATCGACGGTTATGCGCTTGATGATGAGCTGGACGACGAAAGCGGTAAACCCCTAAAGGAAACCGCCAAGCGAGTCAGTGCTTGGGCGTCCCGTTGGCGTATTCGCCAGTTTCAGCAAATAGGTGGTGCGCCGGTCACGGTATACCGTGAATTACGCCGTCTACGAGATAAGGAGCTGCGTCTATTCCCAGAGATATCACCGGCACAGGTTGCCGCTGACGAGGGCAACTGGGCGGGTTACACCCTCGCACAAGGCGGCCCGTTAGTTGCCCGTAAAGATTTGCGTGTAAGGCTCAATTACGACATCACCGAGAGCGGCAATGATTACGGGGATAACGTCAGCCGGATCACTGGCGTCTTTGCCCCCGAATCAGGTTCTAATTCAATTATCTATACCCGTACCACCACTTACAAAATTGTCCCTAAAATCAAAGCAAACGCGGATTTTTCTGTTGACGTTCAGGGCGGCCCGCCGCCCCTTGGAGTTCTGTCAATAACTGTACGCGGTAGCGATCCTCAACCGGAAAAATCGGTTGAAAGCACCCCGCCAGCCGCAGAATTTAGTTATCCAAAACTGCCAAAGAACGCCACAGCCAAGCAGATAAAACGCTATCACCAGCAAACCAGCCAGCTTTTTGAGGATATGGGGCGTAAGGAACGGCGAGAGCTGGGCGAACGTATCCGCAATGATGGGGATAAGGGTAAGAAAGTCTCTGATAATTGCGAGGTGAAAAAAGCAGACATAGCGGCCCAGTATCAGCCTGTCGGTGAGTTAGCGGATCAGGTACTGAGTTTCCTGCGAAAAATCGGCATAGAGCCGGAGTTGTGGGAATTGCGGGCGCTGGTGATGGGGGGTAAGGTGGATTTTGGGGAGGGGTTTTGTTTTCGATTTTGACCATTAGTTTACACTTGGAACATCAATACATTGAAAGTATCAACTAATTATGAAAATTAATTAATAATCTTGCTATTATTGATATAGCTTGCTATCAACATGATTATTATACTAATTTAAAATAAGTACTTATAATTTAAAAAGGAAGAGCCATGTTTTTATTTTTCTTTGCTGAGTCTATACAAAAAGAAGATCACAGCCAATTGATTACCCTAATATCATCTGCACTAACATTGGCTGCAGTGCTTGTGGCAGTATGGCAAATATATTGTAGCCGATATGAGTCAAGACGAGCATCAGCGTTTAATATGTATTCTGGGTACTTGAGCTTAGCTATGGAGTATCCTTTGCTAGCATTTGGAGAAGAGAATGTTATAAATAACGATAAAAAACTAAAAGAAATATACCCTTGGTTTATTTCAAATATGCTATTTACATTTGAACAAATACTTAAAATATCCAAAAATGCTCCGGATTGGAAGTCAACAATACATAGCCAATTAATGCAACACTCTTGGTATTTAGCCAAATCAAGCACAGTACAGCGACGTGAATATGAAGAAGAGCTAATGTCGGAAATTGATAAAATCCTCACTCCTTAAAATTTAAAAAAGGCCATCCTTTTGGAGGTGGCCTATAAAAAATGACACATGAAATTAAATGGTTTTATTTTTTCTAGTGGGACACATTTTATACCCTATCGGTAATGGTTTAAATAGTGATTGATTTCCTCTTCCTCTTTGGAAAATTCTTAGCGACGTGTGATCTATCTCTCCAATAACATAATAATCACTTACACCACCTTTGACTCGAACCAAATCTCTTTCATATTCATTTTTATAGGGCATTCTTATTCTACTATCACCATACATTCTATTATTTACTTGAACAATAGCCGCATGCAAGTCGTGAGCAGCACTTTCTGTTAAAAAATTAAATGTCGCAATATCCTTATTCCATTGAAGTGCAAAGATAACATCTACTTTTCCTTGATAAAATGCTCTATTTTGTATGGATGTTAAATCACTACAAATAATAACACCAAAGTTGAAATTTCCATGTTTATATACAGTTAATTTTGCATTATTTCCTGCTGGGATATGAAACTTTATTTTTTGTTTTTTTGATACCAATGAAAAATTCTCATTCTCTTCATATGATGGTTTTAACTTAGACTGCAATAATATTAAACTTGTCCTATACCCAGGCCAGTTAGTAACTAATGATATTAATGTTGCATTTTTAAACTCATTATTTATTAGTGGGAAATATTCCACACCACATATAAATGATATCCCATTTTTTGCAAGTGACATTGCAATGTTTGTTGCCCATATTTTAGGAATACTAAGTTCTGGAAAGCAGATGTAGTGTGGTTTTTTTTCCTCTACTAATATTTTATTTATAATTTGTATCAGATTTTTGTACCTAGATAATGATAGGTCTGGTTTTCCACATAGACTTCCATCTAATTGCTTCTGTACCGTTTCATAGCTAGTTAATGCAACTCGTATTATTTTTGGGTACGCATCTGTTGGCAAATCAAATATCTTTTCTTTAACTAATTCTTCATCAGGAACTAACTCATCTTTTAATTTAAAACCAATATTCTTTGTTTTTTTTACTGATGCACCTCTGATAGCTTTAATAAATCGTATAAATAATCTTGTATTACTTAATACGCTTGGACAAGTCAATGCAATTTCTTGTACTGTGAGTGGTCTTGTTGCAAAAGTTAATGCAGGCCAATAAGGAGAGTATAAGGCTGACTTTTTCTTAAATAAACGAATACTTGCAAGTAAAAGTATTCGTTTAACATTTTTATCTCTAGGTACTCTTGATCTTATATCTTCTTTTTGCTCATTTTGCCAAAAATCCTTATAAGGCCTCATCCCCAAATCTGTCATCAAAACTCTATGGCTCCATCTTTTAAGAACATTTCTGTTAGTATTAATTTCCTCATCAGGACAAATAGATATTAACATATCGAGTTTTCTACTTAATATTTGCCAGTTATTAAATTCAGTAACAGTTGTTGCAAATATAGCAGACTGAATTAAGCTCTTAATTAGGTATCTTTTAGAATACTGAAAGGATGTTTCATCACCAACTTCAGTAGTCAAACTCAATATATTTAAGTTTTCCGTTAACTTATTTATGAAAATATCAATAGATGAAAAATCCCTGCATGCAATCTGCAATGAGAAAACCCTTTTAATATAGTTTGTATACTCAAATATTCCTTTAGGAGTGAGGATGTATTTATTAACTAAATTATAGAATTGTTCTCTAGTATTAACCCAATCTTTTATATCTATATTTTTATAGTAATTTTCAATACTGCTAAGAAGCAATGAAAAACCAAGCCTTTTTACTGAAATAACATCTGCTTTTCTTAAAGCATCAGCCTCTAGTGAAGCCTCAGGGGTAGCCAAAAGAGCCTTGTTGGCCATTTCAATACTTGAGTAAGGCAATTCAGATAATAATCTATATTCACTAGATTGTTTTCGTATTTGCTCTTGTATTTGTTCAACTAAATCCAAACCATGTTCTGATGAAATATTGAATATTTTTTGTTTTTCATTTGAGAAAGTTAAATTGCAATCCTTAGCATATGGTAATTCTATTTTTAAGTTATTATTTTCTTTAACTAAACACTTGACCTTATTCTCTATCCAAGTCAAAAATTGATCAGAAGAATTTATCTCATCATCTGACCTTACAACTAAGAATATATCATCTACATATCGGCCATAATATATTGGTTCTAACCCTGAAACTATTTCTTTGTCAAAGTCATTCAATAATATATTAGATATTACCTTGGAGGCGGTGAGTCCAACTGGCAATGCGCCTTCTGGCCGAATAAAGTAGTCAGGGGTAGATCTATACCATGTATTTATAGATTCGACAAGTTGACTTGTTAATAATAATTCATCCAAAGTTAGATTTATCTTATTTGAAACCAGAAAACTGTCTCTGATAATAAAGTTAGGCGAAACCCTATGATAAAAGCTAGCTAAATCCATTGTTATTGCATTTATATTAATATCATTACCAATAGCTTGTTTCATTTTTTTTAAGCCATTCCCCCTCCACTTTTTATATGCATTAAAGTATATTTCGAAAAGTCCAAAGCACTCTTTATTTACCTCCTTAGCAGACGAGGTTTCAGTATATTTTTTTCTTAATCTATTCCCATAAGTTGAACCATCATCAAGTTTATTGTCGAATTTATGTCCAACCTTTAAAATCCATAGCGCTGATATTATTTGATAGTTAATAGTTGCATTAATAATTAGCCGATATTTTGCTTCCGCCTTTTTTCTACCACTTTTTTCAAATCTAACCATCCAATCTTTATCGGGGTCTGTCATTCTGAAATGAGAGTCATTCTCATTATCCCAACAGGAATCATCTAATGATTTAGGTATGTAATAGTAGCCTCCTAGGAATTCTGCATCTTTATGCCATGCTGTTTTTACTTTAGTTAGTACGGCTAGTAAACTTATTAGGTTCTTTGACAACTCTTTTTCATACTCAGCATAAGCAAGCACATCAGGATGCATTCGATCATAAAAAGCTTCATGTTTGGACTTTTTATAGGATAAATATAAGTCACTCAATGTGATAAAATCACTTGAAATAAATCCAGCCAAAATAGTTTCCTTTGTGTCACGTTGAGATTAATTTATATTTTTTGACGTTATACTCATTAAAAACAGACCATTATAAATATTGCTTACTACTTTGTAACACTATCATTTACAGAGTGAAATTCAATATCAATCCATTAATAATCAGATACTGACAACGTTTCATACTCCCGATTAAATCCCGCACAAGTTTGCACAATATTTTTGATGCTATTTCACCCCTTTCAGCCCAGAGCTGGCGCGACCTGCCACCAGTTGCACAAATGCACAAAAAGCGACCCTTTTTGCGTGCAGGCGTGGAGGGGAGACAATCGCGCGCTGATGGGTCTGGGGGTGGTCGGGCACCTCCAGCTGATGCGTCGCTTGTGGGTCATGGTGATGTGCATTCGGGTGATGGGTGTCGTGATCGGATACATGAGGCGTGCGCCTCGCTACGGGCCGCTCAGAGCGTTATGGCGCGATCGGGAAATTGCACGCGGCGCAGGGCGCGCCGGTGTGGGTGTGGATGAAAATTATTGAATGAATCGGCGGGTCAGGCTTTGACTTCGGCCAGTGCGTAAGGATTAAACCGGAATGCCTCCACGCCCAGCCAGTCATTCAGGGCTTTCAGATCTTCCATGATGGGGTACAGCTCATTGATGGCGAACACCTTCGCGGCCTTCTCGACATCCCCAAAGCCGCTGGTATTGGTCGGCATGATCCCCATCAGCTGCGGCGGTACACGGTGCGCGGCCAGCAAATCATCGCGGGTCACGTTCTTGATGCCGTTAAACTCATCTTTGGCGGTTATCTCGCTGAAGGGCATGATTTGCAAGCCGTCTTTCTTCCCGCCTGCCGCGTACACAAATACGTTCTTAAATGCCCCCTTCCCTCTGGCGTCGGTCAGGGTACGCTTGAGTGCCTGCACATCGGTATCGTTCTGCATCGCGTCAGACAGATAAACAATCACCCCGGCATGACTGCCGTTAATATAATACTTGCGCCGGAACAGCGTGGCGTCCTCATTGAGCAACGCCGACGGGATGGCGGCCAGATACCCCGGCAAGCCGTAAATTTCCTGATGGATATCCGGCTCGGCCAGATGGAACACCGAGCCAGCCGCAAAGGCGTAATCCTCTTTCTCATAAGTCACAAACCAATACTGATCCAAATCGCTCCCGCGCCGCATGTACTTGGCCGGAACATGCTTCAGCGCCAGCGGGCCACCCAGGCGATTTTTGCGCAGTTCAAGATAGGCATTGCCGAACACCAGAAAATCCTGCACGAATGCCCCGGCATCAGCGCGGGAAAGCAGTGGGTGCGGCCGGTAGCAACTCATCAGTACCCTGCGTTTAAAGTTAAGCGGTGATTGATGGTGAATGGCCGAGTGAAAAATACGCGCCAGCCCGTAGAAGCTGATCGGTGTCTCGTACCAATTACCATTGCGGGCGCACTCCATGCAATCCAGCAAATCCCGCTGATCCAATACCGGTGTCGGGTCGCCAAAAGTAAAGGATTCCATCGTTGAGATGGGCTGCTGGGCTGGCGGTGCATCCGTTGTGACGGCTGCGGGTAAAGTTGTATTCATTTCCACGGTTAAAACTCCTGAACAAAGCCGCCGCCGGTGCTACCGGTTTCTGCGCCAATCGGTTCGTTTTGCAATGCATGCATAATGGCCCAGGCCACGTCGCCGTGGCTGGCCCCTTTGGAACGGTCAGACGTATAGGTCGTCATTCCGCCCGGTGTCACTGATTTACGAATAGTCATAAAGGATTGAGCAATCACACTTAGCCCGGCGTCATATTCAAAGCGGCCCCGACGCATCACCATTTGCGCCTTGAGTACCAGTGCGGACTTCACGCTGATGCTGTAAACAAATTTCATGGCGGCCGGGAAGAATTTCAGTACCAACGAATGCACCGCACCACCAATGCCGGTGCCGTCAATGCCGATAAACTGCACGTTGTAGCGCTGGGTCATTTTCCTGATCTCCTCCGCCTGAAGTTCAAACGGCATCCCGCGCAACTGAATAGCTTCCAGCACGCGGAACTTGCCCCCTTCGACCTGTGGCGGGGCGATGGCTACCAGTCCGGCACTGTCGCCCCCTTCGCCCTCGCCGTTAGGGTCATAACCAATCCACACCGGCGAATTGCCCAATGGTCGCGGCGAATACGGCCGCCAGTCGTCCCACACGCCAGCGTTCCAACCGTCCACACCGCAGTTAATCAGCTCGCTGTATGAGAACGGCCGCTCGCCATTTGTGATAGGCTGGCACATGTACAGGTTGTTGAATTCATCCGGGGATTTCTTGGCGATCAGATCGTTAACATCGATACGGTCAAAACCCAGTGCGGCGGCGTCTTTTACCGTAACAATCTGCTTCCATTGCACATCCGCGCAAATCTTGCCGTTTTTCAGATTTTTGTGGGTGATATCAATGTTGACGCGGTCAGCCTTTTTGCGGCCATCGTTGAATAGCTCACCCGACCAGAAGCGATAGGCTTCGTGTTCTTCACTGGAAATGGTAGAGAAATAGGTTTCTATCAGCCCGGTTTGTGTTGCCATACCGGCGGCCACACTGCGCAGATTGATAAAATTACTCGTCCAGAAATATTCGTCGAAATACAGGTTGCCGGTATACGACTGCGCCGATGCCGCCGAAGTGCCAAGGAAATGCAACTCGGCTCCATTAGACAACATAATCGGATCGCCCTTCAGCTCGACACCCACCTCGGCGGCAAACTTGATAATAAAGCGTTTGAACTGATGCGCCTGGGCGCGGGAGGCGGACAGGAATATCTGATTGCGGCCGGTTTCCAGTGCATCGATCAAGGCTTCGCGCGAAAAATACCAAGTCGCCCCAATCTGACGCGACTTGAGGATATTGCGGATAGTGATCGCCAGACTTTTGGCTTTATACCAACGCTTTTGGTGCTCATAAAGCCCATCGTAAAACCTGACTCTCAGCTGCTCGATCTGTTCATCACTGAAATGGTTCTTCGGCTGTTTTTTGCGACCTTCGCCGCCCTCGTTATTCAGTTGCCGGTCAAAGCGCACCAACTGGCGCGCCAGCAAATCAATCTCTTTAAAATCCCGCCCGCTTTTCTCGGTTTTATCAATCAGCTGGTTATAACGGGCCTCGGTGGTAAAGCGCACCCGGTCGAGGGGCGCGGTTTTGTCCCAGTTCTCGCGCTTGCGCCGGGAATACAGCGTGTGCACGTTGAAACCGGTCAGTTTGGCGATATGAGATATCTGGTATCCCTGCCAGTAAAGACTACGGGCATCGCGTGCAGAATCGGGGGCTAATTTGCTCATGAGGCTTAGGCTATCGCGCCCGCGTGACTGGCGGCGAGAGGATAAAGTTGTAGCAGACCTCTTACAATAACAAGGCTTTGCGCGGGTTTAGCCGCTGGGGTGATGATGGTGTCCGCTGCTTATTGCACACTGATTGCTGATACCCGGAGCATTGTTATATGCCTAAATTATCCAAGTTTTTCCGCGTTGCCGTTGAAGGGGCAACCACTGACGGCCGCGTCATTAACCGTCAGGACTTAGTCGATATCGCATTCACCTATGACCCCAAGGTCTACGGTGCCCGCGTCGATCTGGAACATTACAAAAGTCCCTATCCTGATAGCGTATTCCGCTGCTATGGCGATATCACCGCCGTGAAAACGGAAGAGATCACCGAAGGCGCACTCAAGGGCAAAATGGCGCTGTTTGCCCAGATTGACCCAACCGACGAATTACTGACGCTGAACAAGAGCCGCCAAAAGGTTTATAGCTCTATCCAGTTCGATCCGAACTTCGCCACCAGTGGCCGCGCTTATCTGAAAGGGCTGGCGCTGACTGACGACCCCGGCAGCTTAGGCACGGAACTGCTTCAGTTCTGCGCCCAGCAAGTGTCTGAATCCAAGCCTAATCCGCTGGCCGGCCGCAAACACTCCCCTGATTGCCTGTTTACCGCGCTGGAAGAGACCTTTATTGAGTTTGAAGAGGTGCAGGCAGCGGACGACACCAGCAAGAAATTCACCGCCAAAATCAAAGAATTGCTGTTCGGTGCTGAGAAGAAAACCGATGGCAATCTGGACGATATTCGCCATGCAGTGCAGCTGGTTGCCGAGAGTCAAAAAACTGTGCTGGAAAATCAGCAACAGTTTGCCGCCAGCCGACAGGAAGTGACTGAGCTAAAAGGCCAGTTGTCCCAGTTGTCTACCTCGTTTGCCTCGCTGACAACCAAGTTGCAATCCGAAGATAGCCAGCACACCAGCCGCCCACCGGCTAAAGGTGGCCCGGAAGGCAGCACTGACGACACTATCGACTGCTAAACCGCCCTATTGAATCCACAGGAATAAAGAACATGAGAAATGAAACACGTGATAAATGGGACGAATATCTGTCCACACAGGCCAAGCTCAACGGCTTGCCACTGGAACGGGTAAGCAAACAATTTACAGTTGTCCCGTCAGTTGCCCAAACACTGGAAGATAAGATTCAGCACTCCAGTGATTTTCTGAAGCGCATCAATGTGAACCTTGTCCCAGAACAGGAAGGCCAACGCATTGGCATTGGTGTTAGTGGCCCGATTGCCAGCCGCAATACCTCTACAACGATCCGCCGTGAGCCTAACTCACCGGAAACCATTGAAGATGATGGAAAGTACCGTTGCGAACAAACCAACTCTGATACCTATATCAGTTACGCCCGTCTGGATGCGTGGGCCGGTAAACGTGACTTTAAAACGCGAGTAACCAATCAGATTATTACGCGCCGAGCATTGGATCGCATCATGATTGGCTTTAATGGCACGTCAGTGGCGGCTAAGTCAGATATTACCGCTAACCCGTTATTACAAGACGTTAATATCGGCTGGCTGAAAAAATACCGCCTGTTTGCCCCACAGCGTGTGATGTCTGATGTGATGGTATCCACTCGTGATGAGGACAACAAACTTATCACCAAGGGACAGTATGGCAACCTTGATTCACTCGCCTTCGATGCGGTTAACAGCCTGATCGACCCGTGGTATCAGGACGATACCGGCCTGATTGTGATCTGCGGCCGCAAACTGCTGGCGGATAAGTATTTCCCGGTGCTGAACACCGTCAGCGGCAGCAATCCGAACACTGAAGCGTTGGCCGGTCAGATGTTGGTATCGCAGAAGCAAATCGGCGGCATGCAGACCTACCGCGCGCCGTTCTTCCCCGCCGATGCCATGTTTATCACCACCTTCGACAACCTGGCTATTTATGTACAGGAAGGAACGCACCGCCGCACCATCAAAGAGGAACCAGAATTTAACCGCGTCACCACCTATGAGTCCGATAACGAGGCCTATTGCGTGGAGGATTACGGTTTTGGTTGCCTGATTGAAGGTATTAAAGCCGGTGAGCCGGTTTAACGGTCGCCAGTCACTGACGGGCGGCTCTGCCGCCCCATTACGCCTAGGGGGCATGATGTTAACTCCAGCACAACGCCATTACGACAAGGTCATGGCAGAACGGCGCGGCACCACGGAAGATGTGGTGCAAGGCGGCTCCGCCTACGAACAACAGCTTTACCGGTTGCGCATTGATCAGCGCCGCCTGTCGCAATTTCAGTCCCATGCCACCCGCGCAGAAATGAAGCGCGAAATGCTGCCCGCCTATGACGGCTGGCTCGACGGTGTACTGACGGCCAATAGCGGCCAAAGTGACGAGGTGGTTACCACCTGTATGGTGTGGTCAGTGGATGCAGGGTTATACCGTGACGCACTGCGCCTGGCGGAATATGTGATCGGCCATAACCTGCCAATGGCTGACAAATACCAGCGCACCGCCGCTTGTTTCGTCGTCGATCAACTGTCTGAAGCCGCATTGCTGAATTTCAAAATTGCCTCCACCAATAATCCGGCGATTGAAATTGATATTTTGCTGCGCCTGCAAGAGCTGACGGCGGATAAAGATATGCCGGATGAAGCCCGCGCCAAGCTGCTTAAGGCCATCGGCTACACCCTGCGCCAAAGTACCAATCAGGCTGATCAGGCATCTGCCCTTATCTGGTTGCAGCGGGCTTTAGCCGCTCACACCGATGTGGGGGTGAAAAAAGATATTGAAGTGCTGGAGCGGAACCTGAAAAAAGCCGCACTGGTTGCGGCCATCGCTGAAAGTGCTGGTGTAGGCGATACCGAGCAGACCACCGCTACCGACGTTATCACGACCGCGCCCGATATCCCTGTTGTTGCCGCAGAAGCACCGGCGAAACCGGCCAGTAAAACTAAATCTGCTACCGCTGCCAAAAAACCGGCGGCCAAAGCCAAAACAAACACGGTGCGCGCCAAACGCACCCCCTGAATCGTGCCCCGCACGTCGGGCGGCACGCGGAGATGAGGTTTATCCCTGATGACTGCGTCCACCGCCCATTTTATTAACGGTGATGCTATGAGTTTTCTCGCCAAAGAGCCGGTACATCCGGCAAGCCCACCCGAAGGGCCGGACGTGACGATCGCCAGCGCTCCGTTTTGGCCGGAGATCTCGCTAGGTGATTTACGCAAAGTGATGCGTCTGGACGGCAATGTCACCGCTGAACGCCTGAAAGAAGCGGTGATCGAGGCCATCAGTAACACCAACGGCCAGTTACGGGCATGGCGTGTCGAACAAGAGGCCGCTGGGGTGTTGAAACTGGAAGCGGTGGAGTCCGAACAAGTCGCGGGCGAATCCATGCGGGTACAGCGTTACCGCCGGGCGGTTTACTGCCATGCCAAAGCCAATCTGACCGAACGTTATCGCGATATGGACACTACCGGCGACGGCAATAAACGGGCTGATGCCCTTGATCCGAACATTACCGACCTGTGGCGGGATGCCCGCTGGGCCATCAGTGATGTGCAAGGCCGTGAACGCGGCATTGCCGAGTTGGTGTAAATGCGTGTTCAAGCTCAGCAGTATGACACCGTTGACGCGCTGTGCTGGCGTCACTACGGCCGCACCGAGGGTGTCACCGAAGCGGTTTATCAGGCCAATCCGGGGCTGGCTGAACGGGGGCCGGTACTGCCTGCCGGTTACTGGCTGGAATTACCCGACACCACCGAACCGGCACAACAAAATATTATTCAGCTGTGGGACTAATTGCCACAGCCACGGCTCCCCAAAGGGGGTAACGGATATGAAAATGCCAGAAAAAGATCCAAGTTGGATAGGTGCGTTACTGGCCTTTTACTCTGCTCATTCCACCGTCATTAACGGCTTTCTGGTCGGTTTTATTGTGGCGTTTCGCCGCGTGGTCTGGGGTGGCGGGAAATTGCGCGAAGGCATTGGCGAGGGCGTGGTATGTGGGCTGGTCGGTGTCAATATCGGCCCGGTGATCTCCCCGATGCTGATCCGCGCCATTGATGCTATTCCCTGGCTAAACGGCGCGCTAACCGAAGTCGCCGCCGGGAAAGTGGAAATATTTATCAGTTGCCTGGTCGGGCTGATCGGCTTGCAAGCCATTCGCGAGCTGGTGTTTAAAATCGTCAATAAAAAGGCGGGAACCCCTGATGCCAAATCATAAATTTATTTTCGGCAAAACCAGCGAAAGCAATCTGATCGGTGTGCATCCTGATTTGGTGAAAGTGGTGCGCCGCGCGCTGGAACTGACCCCGATGGATTTTAAAGTGATTGAAGGTGTTCGCACACTGGAACGCCAGCGCCAGCTGGTTAAAGTCGGTGCCAGTCAAACGCTGAACAGTCGCCATTTAACCGGCCATGCGGTGGATATTGTGCCGCTGCCTGATGGCAAGGTGAGCTGGGAATGGAAGTATTTTTATCCGATGGCTGATGCCATGAAACAGGCTGCTGCCGAGCTGGGGATCACCGTGGAATGGGGCGGTAATTGGACAACCTTTAAAGACGGCCCGCATTTTCAATTGCCCGCCCGTCAATATCCGGGCTAATCCATGTCAATTATCAATACAGCCCCACTCTCCTGGACAGTGGCCGCCGTCTTGCTGCTTGCCGGTGGCGTGCAAACTTATCGTTTATCTGAAGCCCGGCAAGTGGTGATTGACCAGCAAAACACTGAAACCATCAGGAAAAGCGGCCAGTTGATCGCCCTGGCACTGACCGCCAATGCCAATAATCAGGCACAGGCACAATTGCGCCAACAGGTCGCCAGCGCCGATCAGCTGTTGGCGCAACGTAATAACCAAATCAAGAGGTTATACCGTGAAAATGCAACGTTACGCCGCTGGGCTGATACTCCCCTGCCTGATGATATTATCCGGCTGCGTCAGCGGCCTGCCTTCACCGGGGCCGCAGATTACCGTCAATGGCTGTCCGAAGGTCACGGCCTGCCTGTTTCCAGCAGCCAGCCCGCACACTAACGGCGATTTGAGCGACGATATCGACCAGTTGGAAGCAGCTTTACACACCTGCGCGGCGCAGGTCGATACGGTGCTGGCCTGTCAACAAGGAACGCCCGATGTTAAAACCTAATCTGCTACGCGCCGCGCTGAGTCAGGCGGTGCCTTACCTGCGTGAGAACCCCGACAAGCTGGCTATCTGGCTGGATAAAGGAACCGTGGTCGCCACCGGGCAAAAGTCGCTGTCATTCGAATACCGCTATACCCTGCACGTTATCGTGATGGATTACCCCTACAGCATGGATACGGTCACGTTGCCCGCAATGCTGTGGATCCACCGCCATCAACCGGATTTGATCTTCAATCCCGACCGGCGCAAAACCGGCTTTACCTTTGAGGCGGATATTCTCAATAACGCCACCGCCGATATTGTGCTGCACATTGAGTTGACTGAGGCAGTCAGGGTAAGTGATATCGATAATCAACTGGTCTTGACTCACCTTGATGAACCCAGCGAACCGGACAACCCGCGCGGCGATATATTGGCAGGTTGGGAACAAGCCGCCGCCAACACGCCATGGGTGGGTTGATATCAAGCACAGACAAAAATGACTGTGCTGGCCACTGACGGGAAAAAGTACATGGATAACGAATTTCAGGAACTTGAACAGTATTTACAACGCCTGATGAATCGCGGGAAATCCGGCGCGCGACATAAATTAAGCCGGGACATTTCCATCACCCTGCGCCGTGGTCAGCAACAACGTATTCGCCAACAATTAAACGCGGACGGCTCCCAGTACACCAAGCGCAAAGACAGCATTAAAACTGTGCAAAAACGCCTGCGGTTTATTTACCTGGGTACAGTGCGCGACCTGAAAAACTGGTCTGGCAATAAGCGCCAGATAACCGGCTGGGATAATGACCGTAACGCGATCCGCACCTTTAACCGTGTCGATATTGACCGGTTTTTATCGGTCGAGGCGCAAGCTTCCACCAAACGCACCAGTAAAAAACAGCCGATGTTTCGCCGCTTGCGTAATGCCACCTTTCTACGCCTTCAGGCCATGCCTGATTCTGCCGGTGCCGGTTATACCGGTGTCGCGGCTAAAATTGCCCAGATACACCAGTACGGCGGCACCGACCAGGTGAACCCCTATGTGAAAGCGGAGTATCCGGCCCGGCAATTGCTCGGTATCACCGCCAAAGACAGCGATAACGTGCTTAATCAGGTATTTGATTTTATCGCCCGTGGCTAACATTACGCTGGGATGAAAAACTCCGCTGGATCGCGTATATTTGTTTTATCTGCATGTCTATATGCACTACCGGGGATCGTAATGGCTAATGTAATGACGAGTCTGGCTGAGAAAAAACAATACTTCGACCGTGTGAAGTTAGAAAACTATCGCCAAAGTATGCGTTTAGAAGGCTTGAACAGTACCAATCAAACCTTGCCAACCTCAAAGAACGAAAGGGCTAAACTGAAGCAAAGCCTGATGAATAAATATGCCAGCAAAAGCCAGCTGAGTTCGCGGTGAACAGCGATAAATACGGTGACGGCCCAGATCCTTATACCTACCCGAACAGTCAGGTGTTAATCAATAAATTCAATATTACTGATGACGACCAGTTTATTGAGATGGAAAAAGATTTTTCCGAGCTGGCGATAATGGACATCGAATTTAGTCCTCCGCCCTATGATTTGCTTTACTGGCGCTCACTGCATCAGGCCCTATTTGGCGATATTTATCACTGGGCCGGAGAGCTGCGAACCATTGATATCACCAAAGGCACCACCCGATTTTGCAATATCAATCACATTGAACCTGAAGCCAACCGACTGTTTAACCAACTGGCGCAAGAAAATTATCTTGTCGGTCTGCCCTATGACGCGCTGATGGTAAAACTGGCGGAATACTATTCTGACCTGAATGTTATCCACCCTTTCCGTGAAGGTAATAGCCGGGCGCAGCGGTTGCTGTTCGAACACATTATTATCAATTGTGGCTTCCAAATCTCCTTCGCTGGCATCAACCCAGATGAATGGATTCAAGCAAATATTGACGGCTACCATTGTCGCTATCAGCGCATGACTGCGTTATTCGCTCGCTGTATTCGTTAAATCACCCCGACATTTCCCGCTAAAAGTTGTCACAGTCCCCCTACAACTGCCGCGCGTTGTGCCCCTGCCCGCGCGCGTAAACAATACCGTTACGCTGAATAACGAGTATTGACCGCCATGACCAACGCCGAAATCTATCGCCTGATAATGAATCTGATCCGTTTCGGTATCGTGGAACAGGTGGATTTAACCCTAGACCCGCCCAAAGCCCGCGTGCGCTGTGGTGAATTACTGACCGACTGGTTACCGTGGTCGGTTCGCCGTGCCGGAACCGCTAAAACATGGTGGCCGCCGACCGAAGGGGAGCAGGTGATTATTCTGGCCGCAGGCGGCGAGTTGTCCGCCGGTGTGATCATTGCGTCCCTGTATCAAAAAAGCGCCTCGGCTCCGATTAACACCGCCAACACCCAGCACGCCACCTACCCCGACGGCGCAGTGATTGAGTACAACGCCGACACCGGCGCACTGAAGGCCACCGGTATTAAAACCGCCACCCTTGATGCGGGTGAATCCATCCAGGCCACCGCGCCAGAAATCACCTGTACCGCCTCGGTCAAAATCACTCTGGATACGCCGATAGTGGAATGCACTCAACTTCTGAAAACGGCCACGCTGAATGTGACCGGTGGCGGTGAGATGTCCGGCAACATTCAACACACAGGCGGCGCGTTCTCATCCAATGGGGTGGTGATTGATAGCCACGACCACGGCGGCGTGCAACGCGGTGGCAGTAACACCAACGGGCCAAACAAATGATGTATTTAGGCATGAATGCCCAGACCGGGCGGCGAATTACCGATATGGCACATATCACCCAGTCGATCACTGACATCGTCACCACACCTATCACCACACGATGTATGCGCCGTGGCTATGGCTCATTGTTGTCTGATCTGATTGACGACCCACAGAACCCGCTGTTGCGGCTGAAAGCCATGTCGGCGGCCTACAGCGCGATCATGCGCTGGGAGCCACGCGTGGTACTCACCCGCGTGATATTAGCCCAACCGCAGGCGGGCAAAATGACACTGGAACTTCGCGGCCAGCGCACCGATCTGGCTGACACTTTTAATTTGGCGATCCCGGTCGGGGGTGATGCATGAACGTGATTGACCTGTCCCAGCTACCTGCGCCTCTGGTGGTCGATTCGCTGGATTATGAAATCCTGCTGGCAGAGAGAAAGGCGGCGTTTATCGCCTTGTATCCGGTTGAAGAACAAGAGGCCGTCATGCGAACACTGACCTTCGAATCAGAACCGATCACCAAGTTATTGCAGGAAAGTACCTATCGCGAGCTGGTATTACGCCAGCGAGTTAACGAAGCCGCGCAGGCGGTGATGGTGGCCTATGCCAATGGCAGTGATCTGGATCAGTTGGGGGCCAATAATAACGTCAGTCGCCTGGTCGCCATACCGGCCAATAATGACGCCATTCCGCCGGTGGTGGCGGTGATGGAATCTGACGGGGATTTCCGCCTGCGTATCCCTCAAGCTTTTGAAGCGCTGAGTGTCGCAGGGCCGACCGGAGCTTATGAAGCCCATGCCCGTAGTGCTGACGGGCGGGTGGCTGATGCCTCGGCGCTGAGTCCGTCACCGGCCTGTGTCACGGTTACCGTGCTGGCGCGGGCCGGAAATGGCGAAGCCTCGCCGGAGTTACTCGACATCGTCCGCGTCGCGCTGAATGACGAGGACGTGCGGCCGGTGGCTGACCGCGTCACCGTCCAATCAGCGGCAATTGTGGATTACCAGATTGACGCGGTGCTCTATATCTATCCGGGGCCGGAAGCCGAGCCGGTATGTGCCGCCGCGCAGGCCCGACTGGAAACTTATATCAACACCCAGCGCCGTCTCGGTCGCGATATCCGCACATCAGCTATTTATGCCGCGTTGCACGTTGAAGGGGTGCAGCGTGTTGAACTGAATGCCCCGTCCGCTGACGTGGTGCTCGACAAAACACAAGCCGCCTACTGTACCCGAGCTGTGCTGACTGTCGGGGGAACCGATGAATAACCGCCTGCTACCGGCCGGATCATCCCCGTTGGAAATTGCCGCCGCACAAGCTTGTGCCAGCCTGGGTGATGTGCCGGTGCCGTTGCGCCAGTTATGGAATGCTGACCTGTGCCCATTGCCGTTACTGCCCTATCTGGCGTGGGCGTGGTCTGTTGATCGTTGGGATGAAAGCTGGCCGGAAGCGACCAAACGCGCGGTGGTGAAATCCTCGGCTTATGTCCACAAACGCAAGGGAACTATTGGCGCATTGCGACGCGTGGTGGAGCCGCTCGGCTACCTTATCCGCGTAATTGAGTGGTGGAAAACCGGTGAAACGCCCGGCACGTTCCGCCTTGATGTCGGTGTGTTGGAAACCGGTATTACTGACGAAATGTATTTTGAACTGGAGCGGCTGATTTTTGATGCCAAGCCATGTAGCCGCCATCTGATTGGCCTGTCCATCAATCTGGATGTGTCCGGCGCAATCCCTGTCAGCGTTGCCAGCTACGACGGCGACGAACTGACCGTTTACCCCTATTTACCTGAAACTATTACTGTCACCGGCCAGAGTTACACCGGCGGCGCACTTCACATTATTGATAGCCTGAGCGTGAACCCATGACTACAAAATTCTTTGCCATACTGACCCATCTGGGGGCGGCCAAGCTGGCGAACGTAACGGCCCTTGGCACGCAACTACAAATCACCCAAATGGCCGTCGGGGATGGCGGTGGCGCATTGCCGATCCCCAATCCGGCACAGACGCAGCTGTTGGGCGAACAACGCCGCGCTGCATTGAATTCATTAAGTATTGATGCAGCTAACACTAGCCAAATTATTGCCGAGCAAGTGATCCCCGAAACGGACGGCGGATGGTGGATACGTGAAATTGGGCTGTTTGATAAAGACGGCGTATTAATTGCGATTGCCAACTGCCCGGAAACCTATAAGCCCCAGTTGCAGGAGGGCAGCGGCCGCACACAAACCGTGCGCGTTGTGCTGATTGTCAGTAGCACCGAGGCAGTCACATTAAAAATTGATCCATCGGTAGTGCTGGCAACGCGTAAGTATGTTGATGATAAGGTGATTGAGGTTAAAGCCTATGCTGATGGATTGATGGCTGCGCATTTGGTAGCAGCTGACCCGCATTCGCAATACGCGCCTAAAGCCAGCCCCGCATTAACTGGCAAACCCACCGCCCCCACGGCGGCAAAAACCGATAACAGCACGCAACTGGCGACCACGGCACATATTAAATTGGCGCTTGCAGACTATGCACCGCTTGCCAGTCCGGCACTGACCGGCACACCAACAACCCCAACAGCCGGAGCAGGAAGTAATACTCAACAACTGGCGAATACCGCGTTTGTCCAGGCAGCCATTGCTGCATTGGTCGCATCCTCACCGGCAGCACTCGATACACTGAAAGAGTTGGCCGACGCACTGGGCAATGACCCTAATTTTGCTACCACCATGACCAATTCATTGGCCGCAAAAATGGATAAGGCCAAAAATGGCAGTGATATTCCGAACGTCGCACAGTTTCTCACAAACCTTGGCTTGGGGGGTGCGGCAAAACTACCTGCGGCTACGGGCTTGACCGCAACATTCGGTTACGTTTCAGTGCCCGCGTTGATTGCTGGTGTGCAACAAAATGTGCTCATACAGTGGCGCATTGTTTCTATTCCCCCCTCACCCGATGGGACGCTTCTTGTCATTGATGGCACTTGGCCCATTCCATTCCCGACAGCGTGCCTCTCCATTATGCAGTCAATGACGGGGTCTGTGATTTACGTGGCGACCAACCCTGTACTTTCAGCCGCTCGCATTGTCGATCGCTCCTCATTTCAGGCAGCGTCTAGCTATACGAAGTCAAATTCAACGATTACGGTATGGGGAGTAGGATATTAATGAGCACTTATATCTATAGCCCGTCAGAGAATGTCTTTATTCCCGTTGCGTTAGAAAGTATTTATGTAGCAGCGGGTACGTGGCCGGAAGATGGCTATCTTATTGCCGATGATGACGCCATGATGTTTATGGGTGATGCGCCAATAGGGAAAGTGAGAGCGGCACAAGATGGCAGACCCTGCTGGGTAGATATTGAAACATCGCCCCCCTCAAATGAGGTGTTATCAAGACAGGCGCGGGGATATCGTGATTTATTTATTACCGCCACCGACCCTGTAATGGTCAGCGACTACTCTATTGATGATGCACCTCTGACAGCAGAGCAGCGCAGTGAACTGACCAAGACCCGTTTATTGTTCAAACAGTGGCCGACACAAGAGGGCTGGCCGCTGATTGAACTACCGGATATCCCGCAGTGGTTGCTGATTGAGTCAGTTAATCACGGCTATCGTTCGCCAGACTGGCCGCCAGAAATTTAACAACAAAAAGCCCGCATTTATTTGCGGGCTTAACATCGTTGCAGTACAGACAAAGCTGACGGCGTTCTCTGGTATTACAAAAACCCCAACCCCATATCCACATCGGCCAGCATTTCGCGCAAATCCTCACTGACCTTAAGGAAATATCTTAGGGATATACTCTTTTATTATTGAACTATTTATATGAAGTTCGACGTCTATTGCTGTGAAAGTTCTATTCGTTGTACCGACTATTTTTGGGTTTTTCAATTCACACGAAATAATCTCACACAATTTATTTCTAACTATGTCAACTATAATGTCTGCCTTACTATTCTCAACATCTCCTAATCTTAAGTGTACAACTTCATTGTTAGCTGCTTCAGATAATAAATTACTTGAAAATTCTTTTGTTATTAATACCAAATCAAAAATAGCCTTTAAACTATCTTGTATAGTATATTTATTTACAAATATAATAATATTACTTGCTAGTGCATCAAAATCAGTCCGTAACTTTCCTTTTCCACCAACAGCTGTTTGTAATGATTTAAATGCGAACTCTAATTCAGATGATTTACTTGCTGTGATTCCGTTCAAATTACAGATAGGCTGTGGCAGTGTTGCTGGCATAAGGCCTGAATGACAAAAAGGTAATGCTGGTATATGTGCACCACCATTATTTTGGCTTATTGCATTCCTCACCCACACTGCTCCCAGCTCGAAGTTAATCCAATTTCTATTAATAGAATAAGGGCTTAGAAGATAAATAGCGCCGATACAATTAACTAAACCATCTTCAATTCTTTTTAAGAAGTTTGAGCCAGCAGGTATACTCTCACCATCAGAGGATACAAAAACATCGATAAAACCAGAAAACTCAGTCTGAATAGCTTCTTTTAACAAAACAGCTAATTCTTTCTCTTCATGAATATGTGATAAAAAAATGACTTTATTGCTCATGTATACCTCCTGCCGCGTGAGCAAAAAAAATATCATTTATCAGATGGATAAACGATATTTTTGATTGTTTTTCTTATTAAAAATAGAAAAACGTGAGTAAACACACCCTTCATGGATTTATTAAAGATTTAAAACTAAATCCACATCGGCCAGCATTTCGCGCAAATCCTCACTGACCTTTTCCAGACTGAGTGAAAACTCAATTTTCCTCGCCTTGCCATCCTTGAAAAACTCGGTGCGGGTTTCGCTGATGCCGGTTATCACAAACATGCCATAAATCCCGCCAGTACCCTCTATCAGTGGGTAGGCTTTGCCGGTGTAGGCCATGGTTCGCAGCGCGGCCAGCGACACATCGCCGCCGGTCACTTCCGGGTACAACGTCCCGCCCAGCGTAATTTTATCTTCGCCGGGGCCGATATATTGATAGCGTGGCGACTTCCCTACCCGACTGTTATTGACGTGCCTGAAGATACTTTCCTGCCCCAGATTTTGATAAGGCGCGGTGCGCAGCTCAAACACAAATAACCCGAAAACCATCATCATGATTATTGCTCCCTGTCGGTAAAGGTGGAACGGCGGCGGGATTCTTTCTGGCGCTGTAGTGTGGCGATTTTGTCATACAGCATATTGACCAATTTATTTTCGTCTATGCTGGCCGCTTGTTGGCCTTGCAGTGTGATCGTGATGTCGTAGCGATCACCTTCATAGGAAATCGGGCCGCTGTTTCGCTGCGCACTGAGCGGCTTTCTTGCCAGTTGTGGAATGTCACCGGCCAGTGATAACGAGTCAAAATTATTCCCCGGTGCGATCATGTCCCGCGTGCGAGCCAGCATATCGCTGGCGCTCTGCTGCATTCTTGCCAGCAGGCCGGGCTGCGCCGCTGCTTTTGTCGGAGCAGCTAAATAGGGCGAGGCTAACGGCAGATAATCCGGCACATTCTTAAACACAATATCGCCCAGTTTATCCCGCGCATTGTCCGCTGCCGCCGTCACCGGAGAACTGCTGGCGAGGTTGTCACCGCTGCCTTTTTTCTTTTTGCTGCGGTCAACTGCACCGTAAATAGACGGGGCCGCCGTGGGGGCGCTGGCTATCGGTGACGCTGCCGCGTTTGCCATAGCGCTACTGTTTCCGGCGACCGATTTATCAGGACTCCACGACCAGGCGGATTTTGCTTCCACCATTTTTTTCAGTACCGGATCCCATTCATACATTACCGGCGCTTTTGGCCCGTTCATCGCCGCCACCGCACCGCTGGCCGCATCTGCCGCTTTAGGGATGGCCCCCAGTTTTTCCAGTAACCAACCCAGTCCCTTGGCAAGCTGTTCCACCGGCCAGAACAGACCACTAATCACCGCACCAACCACCTCGCCAAAGGTTTTACCGGCACTGGTGGCGGCTTCCAGTGAGGCTTTCGACGATTCGACCGGCGAAAGTAACTGGGTGAACCAGTTCCACACCCGACCAATCGCGCTGCCGATGGCATCAAATATCGGGGCCAGTGGCGCAAAGGCCGCTTTCACCGGCTGCAACCCCTCCACTAATCCGGTAAAGAACCCACCGAAAAACGCCTGTATCGGTTGCCAGTATTGATAAATCAGTACACCCGCCCCAATGACGGCCGCCACCAATAACCCGACCGGACTTAATACCAGTCCCACCGCCGACCCCAGCGCACCAAACACCGTGCCGCCAATACTGCCCAGCAAGCGAAGCGGTGAGGTCGCCACCCATTTCAACATATTGCCAAGACGACCCAGCACCGCCCCCGGCTGACTAAAGGCGGTAGACATTGCCGCTCCGGCACGGCCAGAAGCATTGGACAGTGCCATCTGTGCATTAGAGCCGAGCAACGCCATTTTTGACCGTAACCCACCCAGCGCAGAACTGGCTACGCTGGCGCTGGTTCGCCACGACAACAACGCGGGAGAGACGCGCAGTAAATTGGGCACTAACCGACTGATCCCCCCCGTCAACCAACTAAATTTTGGCAGTAACAATCCTAAGCCACCGTTACCGGCCAGTAACGAGAACCCCAGCCGCAGGGCCAGCATCGGCCCCAATAACGCTGCCGCAGCCAGTGCCAATCCGCCCAGCGTAATGGTGGCAATCGACAATGTCGCCACCACTTTCATGATGGTGCCTGCCAGCTTAGGGTTAGCCTCAACCCAGCGACGCACACCGCCAATCATATTTTTTAAGGTCTCGACCACCTCCAGCATCGGCGCGCGCAGGGTTTCCCCCATCGAACTAAGGGCGTTTCCACCGCCGGATTTCAACAACTGCAATTGCGCCGAAATAGAGTCTTTATCAATATCAGACTCTTTCTGCATCGAACCTTTAGAATCTGCCGAACTGGTCAGGGCGAGTTGCCTGTCCAGCTCATCAATATTGTTCACCAGCTTGGCGGCATCTTTACCGAAGTCTTTACCAAACAGCTGTGTGAGTACCCGCAGCCGGTCAACATCGGGCAACTTTTTAACCGCACCCAGCACTTCGCGAATAGTGCCCATGGCATCGACCGACATCGCCTTTTCAATCTTTTTGTCATCCATGCCCAGCGCGTCTAACCCATCAAAAAATTTATTGCTTTGCATGGTGGCAATCGACAATTCGCGCACCATCGCATTGGCCGCACTGGCGGCAATTTCAGACTGCGCCCCTAATGACAGGAAGGTCGATCCCAGCGCCTCCGCCTGCTTGTAATTGAGTCGGTCAGCCACGCCGCCCATGCGTTGCAACACATCAATAATATCCGCCCCTTTCGACTGGGCGTTATCATCCAGATAGTTCAGGGCGTCGCCCAGTTGCTCAATATCTTTAGTGGGGATCTTGTACAGTCCGGAGATTTTACCGAGGCTTTCCGCCAATTCACCGGCGGGCAGCTCAAAGGCTTTGGACGCTTTGGCTGAGACGTTGGCAAAGTCCAGCAGTTCTTTTTTCTGCTGTGCCCAGTCGGCCCCCTCGGTTGTCACCCCCATGCGTGCGCCACCTTCGACCAGTGCGGCAAAATCCGCCGCGCCCCCCGGCAAGGGGGCTTGCTCGGCCGCGTCTTTAATGGCGTTTTGCATTTCATAGAATTGTGCCGTGCGCTGGCCGTTATCGTCCCGCAGGCCATTGACCTGTTTCGCCACGCCTTTCATGGCATCTTCCATGCCACTGTAGCTTTTGAGCGCCAGCGCCACCGGGGCCGCCATCACCGCACCGGTGGCGAGTGCGGTCATGCCGCCAGATTGCAACTTGCCGCGCAGCTCTTGCCCGCGATCGTAGCTGGCCTGCGCTGCTGCCACGCGTTTTAGCCGCTGCTCTTGCAGTTGCAATTGGCGGTTATATTGGGCAGTGCGGTGAGTGATTTGCTCAGTGGCGGTGCTGTTACTGGCAACCGAAACGCCGTGCTGGTAAAGACTGGCGCGCAGTTCAGCCAGTCGCCGCACTTCAACCGTTTGCTTTTCCTGCAACTTACCCAGGCGGCTATCCCACTTTTGCACAGCGGCGATCTGCTTCTGGGTAGGATTATCAAGGGATTTCACCGCGTCGGAGGCCCGGCGCAATTTCTCGATACGGGCGGCGGCTTTATTGCTGGACTCGGCCAGCTTGTCGAAACTGGCGGCCTGTTTGGGTAAGTCGCGCAGGTTATCGCGCGTGGCTTTGATTTGCCGCCCCAGTGCGGCGGTGCTCTTCTGGGCGGCATTAAAAGGTTGAGTCAGATTATTGACCGCCCCTAAAGCCACTTTTATCGATAGGTTGCGGTCAGTCATGGCTTATTCTTCCGTGGTTCCCCAGCGTACCGCCGCGCGTTCACGCCAGTCTAAAAGGTCGGGCACGGTCATTGCCCAGAGATCGGACAATGACCAGTGAAAAACAAAAGCGATATCGGCGATCACATCTTCTATTTGGCTAAATCCAAATTCGCAGGAGGGGTTTCCGTGGTCGTCGATTCCCCCTCCGAGGCAGGTTGTAAAAAAGTAGCCACTTCCTGCGACAGTTGAGCAAAGTCCCAGGTATCCATCGAGATAATTTCTACTTCAGTCAGCGCCGGAGAGGTCACACGCGGCAACAATTTAATCAACGAATCCACATCACTGGTCATGATGCTGTACAGCTTTAAACCACGCAGGGAACCGGCCTGTTTCAGCGCGCCAGTCAAAGAAACCTCTTTGATCACCGTCTTGCCACGCTTGATAGGCGTTTGTAAAACAATAGTATTCGACATAAATAAATTCCCAGATTAAAGGCCAATGTTAGCGCGGTGTTTTTCCAGCATATCCACACCGCTCACCCGGTAGATCATGTTCAGGACGTCCAACTCGAAAAGCTCCTCATTGTTTGCCGTGATCTTGCAGTAGGTGTTTTTCAGCGTGTATTTATGGCTGGTATCATCACCCTGTTTCGCACTGCCGGGATCGTGTTCGGTATAACGGCCACGCGTCTGGATTTCCAGCGGGATAGCCTCGCCGGTATCTTCCGCCTGATAGGAGCCAGCAAAACGGAATTGCACCCCGTCAGCAGTAGGCGTGCCCCACAATTTCAGTAATTCAGGAGCCAGCCCGCCGAGGGTTAATTCCATGTCCAACGCGCCCGCCTCAAAGCCGAGATCTACCGCGACCGAGCCGGGCATACCTGCCCCCTGGTAATCCTCCGTCTTGATAGTCAACTTCGGCGTCGTCATTTCTGAGGCTTGCCCCAGATAGCTGTCGCCATTGATATAAACGTTGAAATACTTAAGTTTTCTTGGCAATGCCATAGTGATAACCCTTAGCTATTGACGGCATTCGCAAAGCTCGCGAAATAGTCGTCGGTGAATTCCTGAATCAACCCCAGATTTTCCAACGGCGGCACTGGTGTGTAGTTATAACGGATGGTCAACTTACCCAGCTTCAGCGTGTCGATGGTGTTGGCGTCGGTGTCATACCAGCAACGGGCACCCAACAGGCGACCGGCGGTAACATAGGCCGATAATTTGCGGTTGATACCGTCGATAACATCTTTCGCCAGTGACGGCGTTAACGGCTTATCGATGTAATAAAAATGGGCTTCTGCGACGGTATCCAGCAGAATTTGCGCGGTACGGGTATAGCTTTCGAAAATAAAGACCTCCTCCTCGCAGGTGCGGGAACCCCAGAAGCGAAAACCTTTTTGTTTAATCAGCGTGGTGATGTGGTTGCTGTTCAGTTCGTCGGCGTCAGTGTCTTTCCCTTGCAGGGAGAAATAGATATCCGCCGACGTCCCCAAGACACCATCGACCGGCACGTTGGACAGGGTTTTATGCCAGCCGATATCCGCGTCAATCTTGGCGCGCAACCCCAGCGCATAAGCCGGTGCCGGTACCACAACGTTACTTTCAGCTTCGCTGTCATAGGCCAGCCAGTCGGGATAAATCACCATTACTTCGCGCTGAATAAAGTTCTTGCGGTAAATTTTGGCCTCGGCAATGGTTTTGCAGCCGTTGGCACTGATATAAGCAAACGCCTTTAATTCACGGGCAAAAATGGCAATTTGATTCGCCACTGCCAAGGTATCCAGCCCCGGCGCTCCGATAATGCGCGGCTTCACGCCAACGCGCATTTCAGCAACCAACAAGGCATAAAGACCGGTATAAAGTCCGTTCTCATCCACGCCGCCGATCACATTGGTTTCGGTGCTCTTTTCGCCCTCTTCCGTACCGCCTTCCGCCACACGGACAACCACGGTTTGCGGGCTGGCCTGGTCAGAAATAGCCTTCAGGGTTTGGCGTAATGTGCCAGTTTTCCCTGCTTTGCCGAGCACGTTTTTAACCCGTGTCAGTAATACCGGTGTATTCAGCGGAAAGGTGGTGGCGTCAGCATCGTCCGCCGTACAGACCACACCAATCACGGCGGAGTCGATATCGTTAATGATGGTCGATGTGTCAGTGGTTTCCTCACTGCTCACACCGTGGTGATAATTTGTTGCCATTGGGGTACGCTCCGAAAAGGATTAATCCTTGCCGAAATCATCAACCAACCTCGCGCGTAAATCACCGCCTACCTGTTGTATCAGGCATGACACAGTAAACAGCGGTATGTCCGCGCGCTATTTCCCCGCAAAATTACCCCATGCAATTACTCCCGGACGACCTCACCCCACGGCCCGCCTTTGATATCAAGATCGGCGGCAAAACCCAGACCACGGTTAACGACCGGCTGATCAGTTTAACGCTGACCGATAACCGCGGCTTTGAAGCCGATATGCTGGAACTGGTCATTGACGACGCTGATCAGAAAGTCGCCCTACCCAAACGCGGGGCACAGATTGATATTGCGCTGGGCTGGAAAGGTGAGCCGCTGGTCAATAAGGGCCGCTTTACCGTAGATGAAATCAGCCACAGCGGCCCGCCGGATCAGTTGATTGTCACCGCCCGCAGCGCTGATTTTCGCGATACTTTCAACGTGAAACGGGAATACAGTTGGCACGATATTACCGTTGGCAAAGTGGTTGCCAGCATTGCATCGCGTTATGACCTGAAAGCCGGAGTCAGTGAGGATTTAGGCAAGATAGAGATTGATCACGCCGACCAAACCAGCGAATCAGATATCAGTTTTTTAACCCGCATGGCGGAAAAGTTGGGCGCAATTACCACCATTAAAAACGGCATGTTGTTATTCATGCACCCAGGGCGCGCAGTATCTCAAAGCGGCAAGCTGTTACCGGCCATTACCATCACCCGCGCCAGCGGTGACAAACACAGTTTTCGAGTCGCTGACCGTGACGCTTACACCGGCGTAACCGCCTACTGGCTGGATCTCAATTACGGTAAGCCACAAAAAACCAGCGTTCGCCGCAAGCGGAAAAGCAAAACACCACCGAAAGTAAAGACTCCGGCTTCGACAAGCAAAGAGGGGAATTATCTGGAAGGTGTCGAGGGGAATGTTTTTGTGATGCGGGAAACATTCAAGACGGAACGGGCCGCCCGTCGTGCCGCTGCCGCCCGTTGGTCGAAACTGCAACGGGGTGCAGCTGAATTCACCATGACACTGGCACGCGGCCGTGCTGACTTATTCCCAGAACTGCCCGCCGTGATGCAGGGATTTAAACCGGAGATTGATCAGGCCGCCTGGATAATTACCCAGGTCACGCACACCATTGGCGATAATGGCTTCACTACCGCGCTAAATTTTGAAGTGAAAATTACCGATTTGGATATGGCCGGAGAAGAAGCAGAGTAAAAGAATTTGGGGAATGAATAGGTTATACTTTAGCCAAGCAAGAGAAGGTTGGAGTTATTATCATGATGTCATGCCCACAATGTGGTGCCGTTACTCGCACCCGTACCAGCAGAATGATAACCGTCAATACCAAAGAGAATTATCACCAGTGTCAAAACCTGCTTTGCAGCTGTACATTCACCACGCTGCAATCAGTCGATAAAATCCTGTCCCGCCCCAGCCGTAATAACACCGCAACCCTACCCCGCGATCTGTTTTTGCCTGGGCATTTGGGTGATGACCAGTTTGATTTAGCATTTTGA